GAGGAGAAGAGTGATACTCGTGCTCCATTGAGCATCAAATGTATCGGAGTTAATATGCTTGACAAACTTGTTATCAAGCATAAAGGTATCTCGTTTCAACGACAAGATGTACAAAAATTTAATCAAAACAAAAAAACTTTCGATGTACTGTGGTGTTATGATGTATTACAATTCTTAACAAATCCTTATCAAGCATTAGCTAACTGGTGGCATGTTGCGTCGCAAGATGCAATGATGGTAATAGCAGTGCCACAGACTACAAATGTACAATTTAATATGTTAGAGTATGATGCTAGGTTAAATCACAAGCATCATTTTACTATGCCTATGTTAATCTATATGTTAGCAGTAAACGGTTGGGATTGTAATAGTGGATTTTTTAAAAAAGGTATTGACGATCCGTGGTTGTATGCTATTGTATATCGGAGTAACGTCAAACCAATGGATCCTGCTATCACTAACTTGTATAATCTTGTTGAAGATACAGAACTATTACCAGAATGTGCTGTAAACAGTATAAACAAATACGGCATGCTACGACAGAAAGATTTGTTGTTGCCGTGGCTGGACAAAAGTAACATGCAAATGGAGCAACAGTAATGAAAAAAAACGGAAACTGGTGGTGTGTTGACAGTGTTGCTAAAGCTGGTGACTTTATGCGTCTTGAAAATTTTAGTTGCATAGCACCTATCAATAAAGCAGTGACGTATTGTACACAGTTTAGAAATGCCATTGATGCTGGAACATGGATAGGTGATAGTACAGTTCAAATGGCACCAATATTTGATAGAGTAATTGGATTTGAACCGCATCCATTGGTATTTGCATGTTGCGAGAAAAACTTAGAAGATCGTGATATAACAAATGTAGAGATGTACAATTATGCACTTAGTAATGAAAATAAGATGATGCATTTCTACAATGGCAAAAGCACATTCTCAGGATGGGTAAGTGCAAAAAAAAAATTACCAGAAAATATTGTAGTACACAATAAACAAATAGTACCAACTATTACTCTGGACAGTTATCACTTTGAGGATATCGATTTTATAAAGTTAGATTGTGATAGTCACGAAGGTTACATACTTGCTGGAGCAGAGCAGTTTTTTAAAACAAATTCTCCGGTTGTGCTCATTGAAAATAAGAAAAGTATACTTAAAGATAGACAACCTGAGAACATGCCTAATGCTATTGAACTTTTAGACAGTTATGGATATGTACTAGCAGAACGTGTAGAGAAAAACGACTTTGTTTACCTTAAAGGAGCAGTTGATGCAAAATAGTGAAGAGTATACAATAGAATTACAAAGACTACATTCACGTAAGAGCTTTGGGACTGCATCTGGTGTTCCACCTATATTATCTAAATTTTTAATTAACCGACCTGAGGTTAAAAGTATTTTAGATTTTGGTTGCGGTAAAGGAACTCCACTAGATAGTTTAAAATCTGATGTAATGGACATATACAGTTACGATCCAATAACACATCCAATTGAACTGCCAGAACATGTTGACCTTGTTTACAGTCGTGATGTACTAGAACACATCGAACCTGAACAAATTGATACAGTATTAGAAAATTTATTTACAATAGGTACAAAATATCAACATCATTTTATTGCCTGTCATCCTGCAAAAAAAGGATTAAGTGATGGGCGTAATGCACATCTAATTATTGAGGAACCGGACTGGTGGAAAAGTAAAATTGAACAGATACCTGGTTGGAAAATTATAAGTGAATCAATAAAAGGGCCAAAGAGAAAGGTCTTAAAAAGAGGTCTCATAATTGATATTGTAAAGTACACAGTTATACTGGAAAAGGAACACTAAATGATTGAAAGTTTTGATTACGATAAAGCAAGTTATCCTACAAGTAAAGTAGCAGACGTATTTCCTTTTGAACTAAGTGAGAACTTAGGACATACATGGATTGTTGATCTTGATGGAACAATATTAGAAGTAAACGCACCTCCTTATACAGATGACAAATTGCTTCCTGGTGTTAAAGAAATGTGGGCACAGATTCCAAAAGATGATTTTATTATAATAATGACTGCCCGGCCAAAGGATATTCAAGAACAAACACTACAGTTTATTCAAGACAGTGGATTACATTACCACTTAGCAGTATTTGGTGTACATCATGGTGAACGTATTGTTGTCAATGATAACAAACCAGGTGGGTTACAAACTGCTGTTGCATGGAATGTAAAAAGAAACAAGGGCTATTAAAAAGTAGGTATATACATGACAGAGATGACAACAACCAGAGTTCAAAAACTTGAACGTATTTTTGTATTAGAAGACGAAATAACACACGCACAAACCTGCATTCAACCAACAGCAACTGGACATATACATACTGCTATCAGTTGGATGAATCATCGATTAGCACAGCTTAAAGAGGAAGTACAAAATGGCTGAAAAAGAACAAAAGACTATTGTTTTAGTTACTGGCGGCTTTGATCCACTACACAGTGGACACATTGCTTATTTAGAAGAAGCCAGACAACTTGGAGACACATTGATTGTAGGACTTAATAGTGATGCTTGGTTAGTACGAAAAAAGAATAAAGCATTTATGCCTGTTGAGGAACGCGGAGCAATAGTTGATGCACTAGGTTGCGTAGACAAGGTGATTGGATTTGATGAAGAGTATGATGCTGATAATAGTGCAGTTAATTTTATAAAAGATATGAGAGAATACAATCCTGATGCTAAGATTATTTTTGCCAATGGTGGAGATAGAACTCCAGGATCTACACCTGAAGAAAAAGCAGATCTTGAGAAAATTAGTTTTGCGTTTGGAATTGGCGGCGTAGATAAAAAGAATTCGAGTAGCTGGATACTCAAAGACTGGAAAGCACCCAAAGTGCAACGTGATTGGGGACACTATCGTAACCTGTACAAAGGCGATGGGTTTATGGTTAAGGAGTTGGTTATTAATCCACATAGTAAACTTACTATGCAAAAACATCAATTCCGTAGCGAAACATGGAACTTAGTAAGTGGCCAAGCACATGTACTAATCAGTAATCGAACTGAGCCTGAAGGTCCAAGCAGACAAACCCTTACTCCACCTAACCCAGTTGACATACCAAGTGGAACGTGGCACCAAGGTGTAAATGATTTTAATGAGCCAGCACATATTATTGAGATATGGAAAGGTCCAAGTGAACTATTAAACGAAGATGATATTATAAGATGGACATAAAAAACGAATTGCTTACAGTATACATAGGATGGGATTCAAGAGAACCCATTGCTGCTGAAGTTTGTAAACACAGTATACTTAAACACACATCTATTCCTGTTAACATTGTGATGTTAAAACAAGATGAACTGCGTGAACGAGGGTTCTATACTCGAGAAATAGATAAACTTGCATCAACTGAGTTTACCTTTACACGTTTTCTAGTACCTGTACTCAACAACTATGAAGGTATGGCTATATTCTGTGACAGTGATATGGTATTCTTAACTGACATTGCTGAATTGCTAGAAGAAGTAGATTCTAAAAAAGCAATAAGTTGTGTACAACATGATTACACACCGCCTCCGGGAATGAAGATGGACGGACAACAACAGTTAGCGTATCCACGTAAAAACTGGAGTTCAATGGTTGTTTGGAACTGTGCTCACAAAGATAACGCAAAAGTAACAAAACAGCTAGTCAATGATCCAGAAATTACTGGTGCATACCTGCATAGGTTTAGTTGGTTAGATAATAAGAGCATTGGGTTACTAGGACCACAATGGAACTGGCTTGTGGGCTGGTATGTAGAAGGGCGAGACGGAACACCTAGTTTACTACATTATACAGAAGGCGGTCCTTGGTTTAACAACTATACAGACTGTGATTATAGCGAAACTTGGAAAGGATACCATAACAGTTACCTTGCAACTCACGCAGACCCAGTTATTAAAATAGAAGACTTGTCATTGCCAACCCAACTAAAGTTGGATATCCGAGCCCTGCTTACTATATGCAGTGATCCGTATAACATATACACCGACGGACTGATACAAAGTTATATTAAACAAATAGCACACAGATATACTGATCCAAGACTAGTGGGCATAGTTGATGCTGGAGGCGAACCTAAACCAGGGCAAGAACCTAAAACAAGGGAACAGATGAAAATGGATGCAATCTTAGATAATTTTCTTACAGGAGCAGTGGGTGTTTTTGCTGGTAGTAAGAATCTTCCTGTTATTCCTTTAAATGTTCCTGTTGTAGTAAGAGGTATTGCTAAAAAGAAAGTGATGCACAAATGTATTGCAGATGGTAGAAACTTTTACTATATAGATACAGGATACTTTGGCAACGGAAAAACCAAACTCTATCACCGGGTTACTAAAAATGGATTACAGTTCAATTTACCAATCTGGCAGGATTGTCCAGATGATCGTTTTTTAAAGACAGACACTGCTCTTCGCAAATATACAAAAGGAAGAAATATATTGTTATGTCCTCCTAGTCAGAAAGCATTAACTTATTGGAATGTTGATTTGCAAGAATGGTTGGATTCAACAGTTGCAGAAATTAAACTCCATACTGACAGGCCTATTATTGTAAGAGAAAAACAAAGTCGTCACCTAAGAGCTAATGTTAACACAATGGAAATGGCACTAGCAGACGACGTACACTGCATGGTAACTTATAATAGTATTGCGGCAGTAGAAGCACTTATACTCGGAAAACCTGTGTTTACTATGGGACCTAATGCTGCTGAACCGTTGGCAAACACAGATCTAAGTACCATTGAAGAACCAATGATGCCTGTAGTAGATAGAGTACGTCAATTGTGTTGTAACCTAGCATACAATCAGTTTACACCAGCAGAGATGATCGACGGAGCAGCTTGGAGCATGTTAGGAGATAACTATTCAAGAGATATTAATGAACTCAACACAAATTCAGTTACCACAGATCAAAATACAAGATTAAAAAGTTATTTTCCAAAATGAGCCAGTGGGATTACGATGTTGTAGTTTATTTAGGAACATTACCTAAGATTAAAAACCATAATATCAAAGTACAAGTAATGAGAGCATTTGCTGAAGGTGCCGCCAAGTGCGGTGTGCGGTGGCTAGTAGATGACAATCTCAATGATCGTAAAGTTTATAATACACGCCTAGCAGTAATACTTGGATGGGTAGGAATGAGCTACTCAGGACCGCATATATACTTTCGTGAAAATATTATTAATCATCAGAAAGCAACAGGTGCTAGAGTTATGAGTATTGATGGTAGTTGTTTTAAGTTTCACGAACAACACGAGAATATGTGGTTACGTTATAGTTTAGATAGTGTATTTTGGAACACAGGCGAGTATGCAAATACCAATAGTAACAGTAAACACTGGAGTATGGTACAAAGTGATTTAAATCTACAAGTATCACCGTGGAGGAATCAAGGCAAGGAGATATTGATTTGTTTACAACGTGATAATGGATGGAATGCAAAAGGTTTTGATCAAGAGGATTGGTTAAAGAAAACTATTAAAAAAATAACTAGTCTTACAGACGAACCAATAAAAGTACGAGCTCATCCAGGAGATCTAAACAGAAATAGAACAAAAAATAAACATGATTGGAGTTGGGTAAATCAGTACAACAATGTTGAGCTTATTGATAGTCTTAGCACTAGCCTGCACAGGAGCATGGAAACTGCCCGATGTGCAGTTTATTATAATAGTTCTAGCAGTGTGCTAAGTGTATTAAAAGGAATCCCTACATTTGTAAGCGAAGAGGGTGCAGTAACATGGGATGTTGCTAACCATAATTTAAAAAATATTATAAATCCGTTCACTCCAGATCGCACACAGTGGTTTAATAATTTAGCACAAGCACATTGGACTATAGAACAAAGCAGTGCAGGTGAAATATACAAACACTTTGAACAGTACCTACCAACCTAGTATGCAGTCGTTGCGTACTCTTCCTAATTCTCTAGCACCCCAAGTTTTTAATAAGTCAACGCAACCATATTGCGTTTCTTTAGTAATACCAGTGTCTTCATGTAGTTTTTGTTCAACTACTATTACTGGTTTGTGTGTGCGTATTATGTTCTCACCGCCTTTGAGAATCTGTATTTCGTAACCTTCACAATCAATTTTCATATAGTCTATACGATCAAACATACAACTGTCAAGTCGTTTCATCTTGACTTGTCCTAATCCAATTGTATCTTTATTAATATGTGAGTGCCCAGTGTTGCCTTCGGTAATAATCATATCAATAGTAGTATCTTCTGTGCCAAGTGCTATTGGCCATATCTCAATATTTTCCATTGGGACGTTACGCTGTAAACATTCTTGAAACTCTACTACAGGCTCAATTGCAATAACCTGGGAAAACCTACGTGCAAGATCTCTACTCCATAACCCTACGTTAGCACCTATGTCTACTGCAACTCCAAAATCTTTTACAAACTCAAAACTCTTATGTCTTACTGGTTGTTGATATTCAGCTGACCCACCTTTTTTAATATTTTTGTCTATCATGTGTGCAAAATGTGTGTCTTGGTCTGCAAAAAACCATCCGTGTGCTTGATACATTAGAACTTTACCTCATATCCTGCTACCATACCAACTTCGTTGTTAGTCGCCGCAGGTGCTACAAAGATATTGCCGTAGTTTATTTTTAACATTGGAGCAATGTCCCATTCTTTGTAGCCATGTACCACACCATATTCTATACTAACCTCTGGAATAATATCAAATGGTGCTTTCCATACTGCACGTTTTCCAAAGTAAATACTTTCACGTTTATCACTGTTATGGTAGACACCAACAATGTAATTATTAGGCATCTGATACTGAATATGAGGATGATATTGAGAAAAATCACCACTTAATCCAAGGTGTGTACTAATTGCAATACTAAAAATTAAGTTATCTATCA